TCGGGAGGACGGTTGCCATTACTTCTTCCCGAACGCTTCAGCAATCTCCTCACTTGTCAACTCGCCGTCAGTGGAGGCGGCTGCAAGTTTCTGAATGACTTGAACGACAGCCATGAAGCCTGCGAGCAGGGCAGACTTGGCTACCGACACACCGATGACTGCACCACCCGTGACGGCTGGCAGGGCATTGGCAAGGAACAAGGAGAAGAGACGCTGCCCAAGGTCAAGGAACTTGGCGATGGTCTTGTTTGCGATTTCCATGAATCTACTCACTGTCTTCCCCTATCGTGAAGGTCAGCAACGAGTGTAGCACCAGTGCTACGCCCGTAATCCACAGGGCTTGCTTCAACGTAGGACCCGAAAGGGTAATCAACACAAGCCCAGTACCCGCGAGGGTCCAAGAGTTTTCAGTGACGTAAGACAGGAACTTCTTCATTATCGTCGCATCCTAGTTGATGCGCCTGCCGCCGCAGTCATAACAGTGCCCGCAGTAACAGCAATCAGGGTGCGACGCTGGGACACGGGAATCTTGGAATCAACAGGAATGTAGGTATCCAGCCCCAATTTGTAGATGTCGACCTCTTCTTCGAATGCTTCCCTGATTTCGGTTGGTGCGTTTTGGACGGCGGCTACTAGGGCAGCGACCTGTTCCTCATCCAACTCCTCAACCTCTAGGGCGGCGAACACTTCGGTTGCCTGGTCGGGTTCTAGCGATACCAAAAGTTGTGCTATTTGGGAACTATCGGTATCGCTGTTGAGGGTAACCTGTGGGGGTGGCGTACTTTCTGGCTCTGTGGTTGTCGATAGGACTGGTGCTGTTGTTGGCACTGGGGTGGTTGTCGTTTCTGGGACGGATGTTGTCGGAGGAACCGTTGTGCGAACCGTCGTCGTGCTGCTGTGAGTCGTCGTCGTTGAAGGCTCAACGGTTGTTGAAGGAGGAATCGTTGTTGTCGGGGGAAGCGTTGTCGTCGTCTCAGGAACGGTTGTCGTAGTCGTTGTTGGCGGGGGCGGTGCCTCCGTCGTAGGTGGAATGTAGACAGTCGTTGTCGTCGTCGTTGTTGTGGTAGTTGTCGGCGGTTCAGTCGTCGTCGTAGTTGACTCAGTAGTGGTAGTAACAAGTTCCGTTGTCGTCGTCACAGGCTCCGTCGTCGTAGTCGTAGTTTCAGGGGTGTCAGTCCAGAACCATTCCTCAGGAACAGGCAACCAACCAACCCCCGTATAGTGCAACAAGGTTGCGTGTGCCCCGCCACCGTTCTCGTAATACCAAGCAAGCAACTGTTTCGGTTCACCATCAGAGAAGTCGACGTCAGCGGTTTGCCCGCAGCCGCCACCACGGTCATACCAATCGTTGATAACCACCTCAGAATCCAAGATGAGTTTGAAGCCGTCATCCGATGCGGCACACAGGTAATAGGTTTGTGGGTCTGGTGGTAGCAGCCAGCCAGTCCAACGCACTACCACATCCTCTGTGACGTTGCTACCGAGGATTGGTCCGCCTCCCCACGCGTATTCGATGTTTGGGGATGTCCCTTCGTCAACTACGGGTGTGATTGGTGGGAGTGGGGGTGCTGCGTTGTATTGGTTGTTTTGTCCTGTCCGATTGTCGTAGACGGTGTAGGTGAGTCCTGGTTCAGGTTGGGCGTTGGCTTGGGTGGTGAGGGCGAGTAGGGCTGCTGGCGTGAAGATGAGCCAGCGGTACCTATTCGATTTCTTCTGGCGGTGTGGGTGCGACGAATACATCGTCCACCGCATCATTCTGCGTCGGGCAATGGCGGTGCTGGTGGTATGGGCACTGGTGGTGGCGGTGGTGGCACAATAACTTCACCATCTTTGACTTCCCAACCGATAGCAGCAGGACTCTCAGGCGTGTACTCAATGAGATGCTCAGGGTCATTATTCACCCAATCGGCAGGCTTCACCGAGATGTTCACGACAACACCGTTCGTTGTGTTCGGCTCACAATGCGCTACTGTTCGCTCGCTCATAGTCCTGCCCCAATCGGTTGTTCGTATTCAATCCACACGAACCCGCTACCACCAGCCGCACCGCTTGTACCTGCTGTGCCACCTGCACCGACAGTGACGGTGATGCCTGTGCCTGCGGTGACTGCGCCACCTGCAACAATGTACGCACCTGTGCCGCCCTCAATGGAACCTGGTGATTTATCTTCACGATATTCGCCCGCAATAACTGTTGTAAAACTTGCCTGAACTGCGCCCTGTCCACTATTTGCTGCGCCCGCACGAGCCGAGACAACGGGGATATTGACAGTATGCCCAATGCCGCCGCTTGCGCTCACGGTTCCGCTCGCAAACGCAACTGACGAAGTTCCGCCCGTGCCTGCTGACGCTGTTCCTACGCCGCCACCGCCTGCACGAATGTTCGCTATCGCATAGGTCACACCTGCTGGCGGTGTAAAAGTTCCATCAGCAGTGAAGTGTTCAACACGACGCTGATAACGAAAGCCGCTCACATATCCGATTTGGCGGCTCATGCTGTAATCCTGTTCACGAATCCACCAATCATAACGACATTCGCTGATGCACAGAACGCACGAACAACAAGCGGTGTCGCATTACCTTGCAACACCAGACCAGCGACTACCGTGACTAATCCGCTTTCGGGCAACACCGTTAGTTCAATCAAATCATCAGGTGATGATGTGCCACCCCATTCAATCGTTAGTTTGCGAGCAGTGGTGTCAGAGTTCACCGCATACAGCCACACTTCGTCAATCGTTGTGGCAGTAGATGATGCTGTGTGAATCGCTGTGCCTGCGGTAGCGGTGGCTGCAACCTTGATGAGCCTTCCTGTACCTGTTGTACCAGCGGGCTGAAGTGCGAGTTTTGAGAAAGTTGCCATGATGCTCCTATGTTAGCCGAAGATTTGATTAGCGAGAATGAACTGGTCGGATTCCTCCGTTGGTTCTGCGGTAGCAGCCCACGTCACATCTGAACCATTCGAAGTCAACACATACCCGTTAGCCCCCAACGCCAACCGCTTGAAATCAGGACCCGAATCCATCGTCAACAAATCGCCACGAGTCGTCAACGTTGAAGCCAACTTGTTCGCCTCATCCGCATCATCAGCAGAGTAAACGGGGTAGATGGTCGCACCCGAAGCATGAGACTGAGCAGTCGTATCATCCTGCGCGCGAGTCAGGGTGAGCGTGGAACCCGAGCGGGTAACAAGACACTTCTCTTCGCTTGCAGTCCCAGGGCTAATAACAACGTAATACGGGGTAGCGCCGTCACCCCAACCAGTAGTCGCAGCAATAGTGATGGACGTGTCGCCCGATGCGAGGGCGTTCGTAATCGTCGTCTGAGCCGCTGCGCCCTTGTACTGTTTCCGTGTTACTGCTGCCATTGGCACCTCATCATAGTATTAGCGAACTGACCGCATGACGACGATAGCAGTTCCCTCCCAGTCCCAACGGTTATGCGTCGGGGAGTCCCGTAAAGCCTGCCATTGCACATTCTCCACCACCACCGCAAACGTCTCCTGATTCTCCTGATACGACACCACCCTCGGGGTATCCACCAAGTTACGCAACTGGCGCATCTCATAGTCCACATCCTGCCAATACTCCCTACCGCCGATGCTCAATCGGTGGTGCATGACGATGGGGACGGAGAAGATTTGGGAACGTAGCGGGGCTGCGTAGGCACGTGCCATCCAACGGGTCACCGTAGGACCTGTGGTTGCTGTGGCTTGGGTAAGGGTCAGTTTGATTTCAGCCTCAAAGACTTTGTCCTCACGTCCGTCAAACGTCTTCTCTTTGGCTCCCGCTGTGGAGAATACGGGGAAGTCGTAGTAGTCGCCGTCGTCTGAGGCAATCGACATGGTGACTGAGCCGACGAGAGGCAGGCAGCGGAGGTCAAGTTTGGGTACGAACTTGGCGTCGGGGACACCCCAACGGTAGATACCTGAGGTGAGGGTGCCTGAGGACACCAGGTTCGTGGCATGTGGGGTAAAGACGCCGACACCCGACACAGTGAACAATGGCTTGTTTTGAAACTCGTGGATAGCAACAATCGTCCCCTGTGCGGTAGCCATCAAATCGGAGGCGTATGCAGGCTGGTTCGTGGAGATGAATACGGAGATGTCCATGCGCCCGATACCCGTGGAGGTGGAGTCATAGTTCGACCATGCGAAGTAGATGTATTTGCCGATACCTGCGAACGTGTTGACTCCGCCACCAATCTCAATCAGCGGTCCAATGACAAGGTTTCCGTCGCCGTCCGTGGAGCAGAAACGGAACCCTGTCGTAGTACCCAGCACGATGTAACCGAGGTAGCCATAGATGGAGGTGATGATTTCACCTTGCGGTAGTTCGGCGGCAGCCGTAGGAATATCAAGCGAAGTGCCGTCTGCCTTGATTTGCGTTTTGTAGACGAGGCTGATGTTGCCTGAATAGCCTGCCGCATAGATGTGGGTTTGACCAGCAGCGAAACCAACCCAATTCCAGTTTGTGTTCGGATGCGTGTACAAAGCGGTGGGGTTGTTCGCTGAAGAACCAGCAGCAGTAGTGATGTTCCAAATCTTGCGTTTGTCCGCACCCTGCCCAGCCACCATCAAGCGACCCTTCACATACGCCATAAGCCCAGCCTCAATACCTGTGATGTATGCCGACGAGGTGGAGATACTGGCGTTCGTCTGGTCGATGTCACCGTTGGCGTACGAATAGAACACGTTGTAGCCGTCAGAGGTGAGACTGTAAATGTTGGATGCAGCCGTACCAGTCACTGTGGTAACAGTGGAGAAGTCAGTCGTGTATTTGATGTTCTGTCCATCCGACCCATACAGTCGCCCATCAGCAGTTGTCGCATACAGGTTCGTACCCGAAGTCGGATATACGTTCGTCGTATCAGAAAGAAGGGTCAGGCGACCCTTCTCCCAGACGTTCACACCTTTCGACTCATGGAAACGGAACGCCTCAGAATCAGCAGCATCCGAATACTCCTGACCAGCCCCATAATGCCAAGACGACTGCGAACGACGCCACAAACCCTGCGGGTTGATAGCACCCTCACCAGGCTCAGTTGACTGGTCGACCGAATCACGAACACGCGCATCATACTGACGAGTAAAAGCGTTAGCCGCCGTGTCAATCATGTACGGGCGACCGTTGATAGCAACAGGGAAAACATCAGGCACCAACTGGGTTGCACCAGTACCCGAATAGAACGCTGTCGCTGGCTTGAACGGAGCCTTGAAACTCGTAAGAGTAGCCATCGGCTACTTCCTGAACTTGATTGGGTACTGCGCCTTCAACCGTGCCGCCTCCGCGATAATACGTTCACGACGCAAACGGGCAAGGTTCGTAATCGAATCACGGATAGCACCAGGAGGAACCTCATCCGCACGACGAGTATCACCCTGAGATTCAACAAAGTTACGTTTGATTTCACGACCATTCATCATCCGCAAAATGACACCAGTTTCCACGATGTCATCGCACGTCGCAGGTAGGAAACAGTTCGTAGTCAAGTCGGATGATTCAGATGAGGCGCGAACGAACGGAGCCTTATAGCGCACACGCACAGTTCCAGCCATCACAGGCTCATCGAACACGAGCGTGTTACCTGACGCAAAGTCGCTGGTTGGCAAACCAGTTTGCAGACGCACCGCATTCAACACAGGATGGTCGTCAGCAAGATAACGGAGACGTGCATCCAACAGTTCAATGATGGTGCCCGACGACGTGATGTCGATTTGACGGTCAGACCCGTTATAGGTGAGGTCGGCAGTGACGACACGGAACAATCCGTTCATCGTTGACGACAAGTCGTCTAGTTCAGCGTTGACCGAGTCGAGCATTTGCGCTCGCGGGAAGCGCGGATTGAGCGTAGCAAGTACGTTGGCTGAGTGAGACGCAGCGGTCGTTCCGTTGAATCCTCGTTCCACCGTAAGCGTCTTCGATGCTGTGTTGGCTTCCCAAATGTAAAAGAGTTCTGATTCAATTTCGAATACAGAACCAGCACGAAAGCCGCCAAGGTCATAAGACAGAACGACGCTCGTCGTACTGCTATCGAGGCTCGACGCCAACTTGTTGCGTTCTTCAACGACCCCTGCCAACATCTGACGCGACGCCCTGTTGAGGACCGTCGCAACCGTAGTCATCTAGTAGGTGTACCCTCCGTAGCCAGGGAACGAACCAGCCTGCGCCTTCGCTGAACTCTTACGAGTACGCTTGCCTTTCTTCGCTTTCGGTGCAGGACGATACTCCTTAGCAGGAGCGCCTTTCACTGAAGACTTCTTGTTCTTGGGGAGAGGCATTACTTACGCTTGCCCTTCTTACCGCGCTTCATCTTGCCGTACTCCATCATCTGTTCCTTCTTAGACTCAGACTTTTCGTGCTTGGCACCAGCCATCATCTTGCCGTTGGGCATTTTATGCATACGTTTCTTAGCCATGGGAATACCTCCGCGGAAAGACTACCACTTGACGCGGTCAGCCCAGTACGCTGCCGACATCTTGCCCTTGGCAATGTTCTTCGCATGGCGAGCCTTGAAAGCCTTGTTGCGCTTCGACCCCTCAGGCGAACCCGAAACACCCTGCTGCCCGAAACGAATCAACTTCACCTGACTGCCCGATTTGGCGAGCACGGCATGGGATTTCTCTGGGTGTCCTGGGGTGCGCTTGGGCTTGTTGTAGCCGCTAAACGTCATGCCTCGATACTTGATAGTCATCGGTACCTCTTGGTTTTCTCCGCAACCTTTTTGGGTTGCTTGACAAACTGTTTGCCAGCCTTATTCCCCTTGGCTTTCGCCCTGTTCGTTGCGGCTTTTTCAGCAGGGGTCAACGCACTCCACGCTTTCTCAGGCAGGTAACGCTTCTTCCCCTTGGATGGTTTCCCGTCGGACGTACGCCATTTTTGGGCAGTCCAATCTTTCAACGATTTCTGTGACTTTGCGAGCGCCATTACTTGTAGCCTCCGCCAGCCTTCTTGTACTCAGAGGCAAGCAACTGTGCTTTGCGTGCCGACCATTCGCCAGGGTCTCCACCTTTGGAGCCAGCCTTGATTTTGTTGAACAGGCGCTTACGCATTTCGGGCTTGGTGTAGTTACCTGCCTCGTTGACGCGGGACTTGGTTTTCTTTTTACTTGCCACGACGCTTCTTCTTTGACATGCCAGCCTCGGACATCGCAATAGCGACAGCCTGCTTGCGTGACTTCACTTTCGCCCCAGACGAAGACTTCAGCGTTCCACGCTTGTATTCGCCCATGACTTTCTTGATTTTCTTTTGACCCTTCACAATGCTTCTCCTATCACGTTTCCGCTATCGAACACTACCTGATATACGTTCTCTGGTACGACATACTCCTGCCCTGGGAGGTAGGTGAACTCTTTGCCGTTGATGCTGCCTGTGACCTTGCGTTTGACTCTCATGGGGAGGCTCACTTTGGCGGTGTCCCAAACGGGTTCCTTCAGTAAGTTACCGACGGGTAACTTATCGGCAAGTTGACGGGCAGCGTTATCCCACGACCACACCTTCGTTTTACGGACCCGCAGTTTCGCTGACGCTTTGTAGTTTGCATGACTTGAAAATAAGGTTCGCATAGCGTCAGCCAAATCATCGGGGTCTGACTCGTCCCACAATCCACCGTAAATCGACGGGGACTTCTTGTGGGGTATGACGATGGATGCGATGTCTGCGAACTCTGCTTGCCCAGAGGAGGCGTTGATGATGGTTGGGATGCCCATAGCCATTGCTTGCAAAGGCATGAGTCCGAATCCTTCGCCGCGGGTGGCTGCGATGAAACAGTCGGCATCGTTGAAGAACTTGACGGTGTCTTCTTGGCTGAACCATTTTCTGTGCATGAACACGTTGTCTGGGAGTTGCAGGTCGGGGACGCCATGCGCTTCAGGGTTCGGTTTCAAATGCAGTTCGGCATCTAGGTCGGCACGTTTGAACGCCTCCAACACGATGTCCAATCCTTTACGCAACCATTGTGAGCCGCCAGCATGGAACCTGAACCGTGTGTTCTCTGGGCGTTGGGTGGCTTTCCAAATCTTGTGGTCCACACCCAACGGAACTTTGTGGACGTTCTTGTGGTATCTGGAAAAGAGTTCTATGTTGTGGTCGCAGGGAACAAGTATCTGGTCGTAGAACTCCATCCACCGTACGAACCTGGGGTTCAGTTCGGTTGATTCCCACATCGTGAAACATGTTTTGTGTTGCTGTTTGTAGAAGCCGTCTATCTGGTAGGGCTGCAGCATGTTGACCATTACGTCCGCATGTTCGTGAAGTGTGACGTCGTCGGGGACGTGGCGAATGAAGTTGTCGAACATTGCCCCGTACCCGTAACGCGGGTCAGGGAATCCCCTCCAAGACTGGTAGTTCAATCCGCAATCTTCTCTAATTTCGCAGAGCCGTCAATCTTGGTTGGCTGCCCACCCGTTCTACGTATCCGCTTGTAGGCATCCAAGTCTTTGTCTAGTGCCCGTTCTTTCATGTTGAGTTGGGCAACATTGTGACGTGTTGGCATTGCTGAGCCCGACATGCGGACGTGGCTGATGCGGCACGCAAAGCAGCCTTCAACATCCAACGTGGGATGGGTTTCTTGATGTTTCATAATCCCCTACGAAATGTATGCGCCGTAACCTGCCGCAGTAAGACTAGCAACTTCGTCAACCGTAACTTCGTTATCCGACCCACCCCAATACACCTTGCGGATGGTCGTAATGTCGTTCGGTTCGTTCTCCGTATAGGTACCGTTGGTGAGAAGAAATACGTTCCTGCCGCGAGGTTCAGCATCGAAGTGTCTGAACAGGTTGTAGGCGGTGCGTACTTCTTGGGAGTCGAACTCTTTGGGTGGGATGCCGAGGACTACGAAGTCGTCGGTCGGTGGTCTAAACGTTGGCATTGGCGTTGACCCATTCGAGCCATTCCTGGAAGATGCGGTCCAGGTACTCGCGTTCGGTTTCTGCCCGTTCTTCTACGTAGCCAGGAAAAGGACCGTTAGGTGTTTCCTTCACTTGGGGTCTCCTCTGGTTCGTCGATGATTTCCACGATGTTGTGAAGCGGATGGTCGTGCGATTCGTTGCAATCCGCACAATAACCACCAAAACCAAACGTAACAACCCTAGTCATGCTGCCCTAAAGTAAACCATCGGTGCGGGCGGAGTCTGAGCAACAAGGGTGCCCGCAGTAGCAAACGCACCCGTAATACCTGTCTCGTTATAATTATCACGGTTGTTAAAATCTCCGTCAGTCCCCACCCTGGTTAGCCCCTCCCGATAAAATGAGGTTGCTCCACGGACTGCGGCAGTTGTGCCAGCCACAATCGTCTGCGCATTAATCGCAGTCCAATACCAGCCAGCAGTCAATGTCTGATTCACCGTAATCGTATACAACGTGGTATTCGCAGTTATCGCAACGGTCCCAGCGTCCAACAACACCGTAGTCGGCTTGCCGCCACTGTTGTTATAAATCCCCAACCGCACAGTTGCCGAAGTTCCAGAAAACCCAGAAGCATAAACACAAAGTCGGTCAATCGTAATATCTTCCTGAATCAAAACCGCCTGATAGTAAGTGACATCCTCAACCAACGTAAAGTTGTTTGACTGCGTTCTGAACGGCGCATAATACGCTGCACTTTGCCATCCAAGCGAAGTTCTGCCCGCACCCGTAGCCCCCGTAGCACCTTGGGCGCCTTGCGCCCCTTGTGCGCCTTGCGGACCAGTTGGACCCTGCGGACCCTGCGGACCCTGTGGACCGATTGCTCCCTGCGGACCCGTATCGCCCTGCGCACCCTGAGGTCCCGTGGCACCAGTAGCGCCCTGAGCGCCCTGCGGACCCGTAGCACCAGTTGCACCAGTTGCGCCCGTATCGCCTTGTGGACCCTGTGGACCGATTGCTCCTTGCGGACCAGTGGCACCCTGAGCGCCCTGAGGACCCGTAGAACCCTGCGGACCAACATCACCCTGAGGACCTTGTGGACCAGTCGGACCAGTCGGACCAGCAGGACCAGCAGGACCCGTCGCCCCAGTAGCCCCAGTCGCACCCGTCGCCCCAGTAGCCCCAGTCGCACCCGTCGCCCCAGTCGGACCAACATCACCCTGCAACCCCTTCGGACCAGTCGGACCAGTCGCCCCAGTCGCACCAGTATCACCCTTCGGACCCTGCGGACCAGTAGCACCAGTCGGACCAACAGGACCCTGAGGACCAGTAGCACCAGTCGCACCCGTCGGACCCTGCTCACCAATCTCGACCCAACCAGTCGCAGTACGCTTCAACAAAGCATTATCAGCCTTGATATAAACAACCATCCCCTCACTAACCGAAAACGCACCAGCAGAATTGAAGTACGCATCACGCGCCTGAACCGTGTCATAAACGGCGACAACCCGTGACGCAATATAATCGTTGAACTCGTCAGTCTCAACCGTTTCATCCTGAAACTTTTTGAAACTCACAACAAACCCTTATCCGCATCAGTGGCACCCAACTTTGCATTTCCACCAAGCGTCGAAGAAAACGAAGACCCCAACTGAAAATCGCCAGCAGAAACCGAATAGCCAGCAGCCACAAGTTCGGCAGCCTCAGCATCCGTCACATAATTGTTAGTTGCACCCCATAACGTACGCGATATTAGCGAAACATCATCGGGTGCCACGGTTGTAAAACTCCCATCTAAAAGTCTGTAAACGTTGTCCGCAGATTTTCCAGGTGAGACATACCTGAATAAACGCCATGCGATACCCTCGCCACGCGGCTCGGCAGCCGCAACATTGTTTGCTGTGGGCGGAATAAAAGTTGGCACACAAACAAAATAGCAGAGTAAGGGGGCAGGGCAGGGGAGGAAACCCCGCCCCCTTACCATTTCTGTTGAACTAACTGTTAGTTAGTTTGCGCCGAGCGACGAGGACGACTCAATGCGACGCAGTGAAGCCTCGCGGAATCGTGCGTAGCCGCCGAGCCAGTACCAGCCGACAGGCTGGAAACGGCTGAGCACGTCAACCACTGGACCGCGCACAACGCGTGGGAACGCGCCGTTTCCGTCCACGATTGAGTGTGCCTTGGCAAGCGCCTGACGACCAGCGATGTGGGTGCAGTACGCATCCACGGTGCCCGTCGAGCCTGAACCGTTCGAGGCGTTCTCGAAAATCTTCGCACGTGGCGTCTCAATGAAACGCACACCTTCGAAGGCTCCGACTTCGCCGTTGTAGATGTTTGCTGGGTCGCTGTACACGTGCGGGTCACGCCACGAAGCAACACCAGTCTCCTTGCGGAGGTCGTACGACACGTCAGGGTGAATGTAACCCATGTACATGCCGTTGAACGAAACGGCGTTTGCCTTGCGCAGAGCGGCAACAACCTTGCGGATGTCGTTCGCTTCGATGATGTCGCTCGCTTCGATTTCGGTGCGAGCAGTTGGGGTGGTGCTTCCGCCACCGCCGTACACGACGTTGGTGCCAGCGGCGAGAACGTCACGGATGACGCCGTCGATGGAGATACCAGCGTTGTAGCCGACGAGGTTGGCTGCAGCAGCGTCAACGTCGAGGAACGACGTGCCGCGCAACTTGGCGGTCGTGTTCACGGCGTTGCCGTACTCGGCAAGCGTCACTTCAACTTGGCTGTCACCCATCACCACTGGGGTCACGTCAGTGTCCTCAGTCAGGGTGCTGGTCTTTTCTGCGAGGTCGTTGAAAATGGTGAACTTCACCGACGAACCTGGCATTGCTTGTGCGACTGGCATCACGTCTGCAACCGCGTCGAACAGAAGTTCGCTGCGGAGTGCGAAGTACGCAATCCTGTCAAATGCAACCTGGTCTGTGAGCAGGTCGCTCGTTTGTGTCTTGGTCATTTCCTGTTATTTCTTTCCCCCGACAGGACGGGGTCCTGCGGGCTAGAGGTTTTCTGCTTCTTGTCTTGCTTGAGCCAAAATCTGCATGACCTCTTGCTCGTTGCGAGCCTGGTTCAACTTGGTATTTCCAGTCGACAACGGGTTCGCTTGTCTCACCTGCGCGTTGTGCCCGCGTAATGCGGGACCACGCATCGGCTTCAGATTTTGCTTGCGCGTTCTCTGCAGCCTTCGCAATGAGTTGGGCTTCTTCCGCCGCTGACCTAATCGCCTCAGGGGAGATTTCACCGTCGTAACCTTTTACGAAATACTTAGCCATCGGGTTATCCATTGGGATGCCCGCTTTCATAAACGCGTTTTCGCGTCTAATGGCGTCCGCTTCCGCTAGTGCCTGCTCTTTAGCCTTCAACTCTTTTTCGAGTTGACGCATCCGTGCCCGCACTGGGTCTTTCGGTGCCTCGTCGCCAGTTTCGTCTTCGAACTCGTGGACGTTGGACATTGGCTCACTCCTTTACCCACACCAGGTTGGAGGTTCCTGGTGGCTGTTGTCGTTATTGACAGAACTCACTGTAGCACACGCTTACGTGCGCATGTCAAGTACCCTATTGTGCGGTACCGACACCTGTTTCTACGGTGCCCGATGTTGCACCTGTAGTGCGGGCGAATTGTCCGCCAGCCTGGAATTCGCCGACGCGTTGTGCACGGCGACGCTCCAACTCCTGTTGAGCCTGGACGTCGAACCCGAACGCGGCACCAACTTTCTGCTGCTCGGTGAGAGCCTGTTCGCCACCCATCTCTTGATACAAGCCAGCCAACTGACCGACCCGCTCAAAGACCCCTTGGGCTTGTTCTGGGGTGTAGCCGCGGGCAACTAACTGTTCAGCGGTCTGAGCCTGGATGGGTAGTCCGCCTTGTTCTGCGGCACGGGCACCGATACGGGCAGCCTGAACCTGACGCTCCAACACCTGCTTGCCCCTGTTTGGGTCAATGAAGTAGGCAGCCAACGCAGTTTCGTTGTTGCCTACCTCAGGGTAGAACTGGCGCAGGGTGGCTAGAACTTTCGGGTCGGCGTCACGAACCTTCACGAAACCCTCTTGGATGCGTCCCTGGAACTCGGCTGGGGAAACGTCACCTTCGATGAGGGCGGCGAAATCGTCGGGGGAATCATAGAACTCGGTGGGGAGATTGTTGCTGCGCAACACCGTTGCGTACTGCTGTTCCAAGCCGATGTAGGTGGCGGGGTCAAGTTCGGGTAGACCGTTAGCGGCGCGTCGCGCATTGGCTTTGAAGCGAGTCTTGAACTGGGGTGTTTCGCGGAGGCGGAACAGGATGGTGTCGGTGTCTTCAATACCTTGGGCAAGAGCCTCACGGATATTGGTTCCAAGTCCAGTAAGACCTGCTCGTTGAAGGAATGAATCAACGATGCCGAACGCGTTCTCTTGACGTTGTGCTGTGGCTGCAGCGGCGGCTACTTGTGATGCAGCGAACTGGCGAGCAGATTCCTCGCGGTCGAGACGGGCAATGCGTTCTGCTTCCGTTTCCTCTGGTTTGGTCGGGGAAACTGGTGGAACTGGCAAACCACGATTACCTGGCGGAGGAGGAAGAATGAGCGCCAAATCCTCATCTGGCATCATAACCATGTCACTCATGCTCTAAACCCAAACGCTTTCTCCAAATCCATCACCAGATTAGTTGCCTTCTGTTTTGCCTCGGGGGTGTACTGCCAACCGAATCGTTCATCCGACTTCAATCGTTGCGTCCATTCACTAATCGACATAGGACCATCCGTTCCTTCCAACGCTTGCGCATACAACGTTGGCGAACCGTTGGCGTCAACCAAGTCAATCTGCTCCAACGGCTTACCGAGGATTGCGGCAGCGTACTGCTTGTAGGGACGGAACAACTGCTCCACTGTTACGCCAGCGTCAATGTCATCAGCGGCACCCTTGTACCAACGCTTTGCCGCAATCTTGTAGGTCTGACGCAAATCGTCAATAGTGGTTTTACCAGTGAGAACATCCTGAACTTCCTGGTCGGTAACTTTGCTTCCGTAGTCACGACCAATCTGGCGAACCGCATCAGCAGCAGAGGATGTGAGCGCACGCGTCGCAGCAGTTGGCTGTGCAAAAGACGTTGTGCCTGCTGGCTTAGCGAACGATTCCTGGTAGACGTACAGTTCCAGGGCTTTGCCCTGCCTGTTGTCGCGTGCAGCCTTGGTCGCAATCGTCGTAAGGGTTGCATCGTCGAATTGTAGATTCCCGAATGATTGCTGAACCAACAGTTTGAACTGGTCAATCTGACTTTGCTTGTTTGCTGGAGTTGCCTTATCAAAGTTCTGTTGCGCGGTTGTCGTGTTTTGGAAATACTGTGTGCCAGAGAAACCCTGGTCCATCAACGTTTCGAACTGGTCTGATTCGTACCACTTTTGTGTAACGGCACGCTGGAGCAGTTCGGTTACATCAGCACCGAACGTTGTTTCGTCGAGCAGGTATTGGTATTGCGGAAACTCGCGCTTGAAGACGGTAAGCCAATCGCCGACAGGTTCTTTGCCTGCCTTCAAATCTGCGCGAATCGTTTTGCGGTTCTCTGGGGTGTCAGGTAATCCTGACGCAGCAAGAGCAGCATCAACTTGTGAACGGGTGATGGCAGTCGTGGCAGCGGGCGTCCCAGTCCCTTTATCGTCTGTTGTTGCCCCATTTTCTGAAATCATTGAGAGTTGGGGACCAAACTTGCTCGCATTGGCGCGCATCGTTGCAATCTGTTCTTCGGTGAAACCAGTCGCACGTGCGGCAGCAGCCACATCAGTTGGGTACGAAATGCGAGTTGTTAGTTGGGTAAGAGTTCTTTCTGCGTCAGCAAGACGTTGTTCTGAAGCAGCAAGTTCTTCTCGGGACAGATTATTTTTGGCAAACGCGTTTCGGTTTCGCGTCAGGGTTTCTCGTAATTCTCGTACTCGTTCTTCTGCGGTTCGAATCTGTGAAACGAAAGCCGCATAACCACTAACAGTTTCTTTTGTGCGCTTTTTCTCGGCTTTATCGCGTTTCTTCAGTAGCGGTATGAGGTCATCGCGTAACTCGGTAAGTGAATACTTGTTCCCCTCAAACTCGTAGGTGCCCCTAAAGTTCGGGTCTTTAAGTGCTTCTTGCGCTTTTTTGAGGTCGTTTTCTGCGGACATTAGCGACCAATCAACCTTTCAAGAACTTGCGCCACACGCGCAGCGCCCTGTACTGCAACTTCGGTACCACGTCCCTGCTGCACAGCCAACTCAGCCTGCGTGCTAAGCGACGGAACATCCATCCCCGCGGTCGCACGTTGAACTTGCTGCCCCTGTACAAACTGAACTGCTTGACGAACTTCTGCAGGGGTCATTGCTCGACCAAGAAGTTTCAACGACTCCTCACGCAATACTTTTTCGACATCTTCGCGGGCAGTAACTTTGACTCGTACGCCTCCGCCAGCCTGACCGCCAGGGTATTCCTGTCGGAACAAACCAAGTCCAGCCTTCGCGGTAGTCCCGTAACGGTCCATAGCAAGCAGGTAATAGCCGACTGCTTCACGGTCAACGGAATCAAACATGCTTTTGGATGGCTTGCTGCTTCCGTAGAGTCCGCGGTCGTAAAGGTCATTGAGGAACGCTCGACGTTCTGCGGGGTCGGAAATGGATGCAAGGAACTGGTATGACTCATTGGACAGTTTTTCCGATGAGCCGCCGTATGCGTCACGGTCAATGTTCCCATTTTCGTCAACCAGTTTTGGTCCGCTGTAATACAAATCCCTGCCGCTTGTCGTAAAATACTTCTCGTCAAGTAGCGGTTCGCTGCCAACTTTGGTGACCATCGACGGTGCGACTTTGCGTTTTTCGAACGAGTACGTCTGGGGAAGCGTGAACGTGCCCGTGTCCTGCGTTGACGGAGGGGGAGGTGACGGAACGAAAACCATTGTTAGTCCACCTCAGATGATAGTTCATCCCACACACGAGCGAAGTCGGGGGTCTCTTCGACGAGGGCAGTTCCGATGTTGTAGAGCCATTGGCGTAGTTCGGTGAACTTCTTTGCGCTGATGTCTTTGTTGCCTGCCGCATACACCTGCTGGTATGCCTCGTCGCGGTACTTCAAATAACTGGTTAGCGCAGTAGTCACTGGGTTCTTTTGCAACTTGGGGTCGTTTACGGCAGCCTGCAACTGAGGAATGGTCTTTGCTTGGAACTCGCCGACCGTGAATACGGCTACGGCTGGGAAGCCTGGGTAGACCTCGTTGATTCGTTTGCGTTCGTTAGCCAGCCATTCGCGTTGCGCCTGGTTGGGGTACTGACCGATTTGGGCTTTCAGGTCACGGTAGATGGCTGCACCAATGCGGTATTGGGCAAGGTCGACCATTTGTTCGGCGGTCAAACGGGTGCGCATCCCTGTGCGAATCTGACGTTCGTAGGTGGCGAATGAGAAGTCGTCGCCGCCAGGTGAGAAGTATGCGGCTACGTCAGGGTATTTCTTGAACAGGTCTTTGTTGTCGCGTTCCCAGTCGCGGAACTGCTCGGACGCGGATAGTCCGCCGACTGCCGCCTTTGTTTTGTTGGACATATACAAAAGGGCGTCGTCGCCGAAACGACGATAAAACGTTTCGACGGCGGTGTCGGGGTTCTCCTGTTGCAGTTTGTGGAACTCTGCGGTGAGTGCGGACGCCATGACGTCGCCTTCATCCGTGGGAACAATGAACTCTGTGGTTCCTGCGGTTGGTCCGATGAACTGTGAGAGTGCACGCATAATTGCAAGAGCCTGGGCACGCGGCTTGGCATCCTCAAAGAGGCGCTGCTTTTCGTTGATGTCGGAAGTGTTGTAACGTCCCGAAGCAGATAGCGCCTGTACGGTTTCTACATACGTGTTGCCGTAGATGGTGTTGAGTTTGTTCGGGTCTGCTTCGATGGCGTCCTTGATTTTGGTGACATACCCTGGGACAAGAGCGCCGATGCCTTTCCTGCCGTAAGGCAGCAATGCTTCAATGAGTGCATCAGTTGATGGCGTGTCGGGAATAAGTTGGGATGCTGCAATTTGTACGGCTGGTCCCACCGCTGGAATAACTTGGAAGCCCATTGACAAACCTTTTACTCGTCCGACGAGTGGGGCTTCCACCCCAGTAATCATCTTGGTAAGTTTGCCCGAGAACGGGAAGACAAACATGTTTTCGCCGCTGATTGGGTCCTTGTAGAAAAAGCCGCGACCGTCTTGGTCTGGGTCAAAGTTGGTCATGCCCGTGTACACCTGTTGGGCGCGACGGATACGGGCAGGGTTTTCGATGAGGTACCCCATGTAGGTTTGCAGAACTTCGCGGTATGCGACACCGAATGGCATGACGATACGCAGGATGTCTTCAAGGTTGTTGCGTTCGGTGGCGTTGAACAGTTCGTCTTTGACGAAGTTGGTGGCGCGGATGGTGGCGTATTGGTCAAGTTGTTGCATGGTGCCCGTGCCGCCACCAGTTGCGAGTTGGTCTTCGAGTTTCTTCCAGTTGGCTTTGCCGCCGACAACGTCATAGATGGACATTTCGTTAGCCTCAGCGGTCTGCCTAATCTTCTGCAGTAGGAAACCAGCCTCGTCCTTGGAGAGCAGGTCGGCATTGTTGACGACTTGCTTGTAGTACTCCTGACGATATGCAGGGGAACGTTCAAGGGCTGTGGTTACTTTGCCTGCAATGTTGTTGAAGAAGAAGTCAACAAAACGGTTCTTGGCACGGATGGCAATGTCTTGCGATTTGCGTAAGTTCTGTTCTTGTCCTTTGCGTTCTGCGTACTTGACCTTTTGGGGAAGTTTGCTGGACGGGTCGTCAACATAGAAAGCGACAAAATCGGCGAACTCTTTCTGTCCTTCCTTGGTGTTCCAAATGTCGTTGCCAGATACTCCTTGCACAGCCCAGCGTGACGGGTTGGATGCGTCGACGATGACTGCCATTTCGTTGGTGCCTGGAATGTTGATGAGGCTGCCCTTGCCAAGTTGTTTCGGTCCGCCTGGTAGGACGTTACGTATCGGGTCAATGTCTCGCGGGTCGATGGTGGTTTGTCTGCCGTTTGGAACCATGCGGTAGCCAATGGCGAACTTGAGACGTTCGTTGCCGCCAGTCTTCAATGCGACTCGTGACGCGCCAAGTTTGTCAATCCACTCCGCCAACACGTCGTCGGTAATGTTTTCAACTTTGAAATAGTTGATTGCACCAGTTTCTTTATTCTTGATTGGAACGCCATTCTTCAGGTAGTTGGTGAGCGTTTTGAGTGCTGCAACGTCCTTGGGGTTATCGGAACTACGGAGAGATGCAACAAGTTCCCGCGTCGGGATTCCTTTTGCGAGACCGTTCATGATTCGGTCGGTGCTGACTTGGGCAAGTTCTTCGATGAGTCCTTGGAACCACAGCATCGGGTCTTCTGCTTTGTCGGCAATCTTGAACGACTTAGTTTTGACGCCAAGTTTCATTGCCTCTACGGGGTCTTGCAAGTTGGCTTGTACACCCTGCGACATGACTTCTGCCCAGTCGTCGGTGACATCGTCCCACGAGTCCAGGGTCTTGGTGACGATTTCGTCGAACTTCTTGCCGTAGATGTTGGTTGCACCTTTTTCGCCGATAGCCCATTGGATGTATTCCCACGGGTGACGGAAGAATGATGCCTTGCCAACGGTGGCGAGACGTACTTGTCCTTCGAAAAGGTTTCGCATGATGTATCCGCCAGTGGCAAGAGCGAGCGGTTTCCAAATGTCGTTTTGTATCCATTCGGTGAGGGCTAATGCTCCACGTGGGTCGCCGTCTGCATTGGAGACTGCACGGCGAATAAAGGGGTTACCTGTGAGTCGGCGGAGTTGTCGCGGGTCTGGAAGAACTTGCATGTTGTCCATAAGTTCGACGAAGGAGCCTGGTCCGCTCACCACCCATTTGTCGAGTTGTGCTGGGTCAACACCTTCGGGGACATCAGCCAAGCCTGAGTCAATGGCTGATTTGATGAAGTTGGCGTCATACATGTCGCCTGCAGCGTCAACAAAGTATTTGCGTGTTTCGTCATAGCGTTCTTTGATTTTTTCAAACACGGATTTTGCGACTTTACGTCCATCTTCGCCGAACTCTCGAACCATGTGTTCTTCGACAAGTTCGTTGTAGAGGGTTTGGATTCGATTGGTGTCAACGCGTCCTGGTTGACGGGCGATATCCATGACTTCTTTCATCACGGCTTTGCCTTTTTCGCTGGCGGTCTTTGTGCCCATTGTGTCGAGATAGTTCGCGATTGCGCGAACGGCTTTGGCGCGGTCCTGCCCTGAACCCCAAATGAGGACGGAGTCTGGGACTTTGGTGAGGAGTCGGCTGTTGCGGAAGTTGTTGTAAAGCGGGATTCGTTCTTTCACCCATTCGCTGCGTGTTGCACCTGGGATGCGACGAATGTCCTCGGGGACCATGCCCGCGATGGTGGAGTTGACGCGGTCGGTTGCCTGTCCGACGATGGCAACGATTTCGTCCGTGGTCTTGGCGTCGGCGAGACGTCCAGCGTATTCGGGGTCAATCTTATATTTGAAGACGCGTGACATGATGTCGAACGCGTCGTCGTTGCCAACAAGTTCGTCGACGAGGCGGCGGGCACGAGTGTCGTTATTGAAGAAGTTGTAAAACTTGGAGCCTTCGAACGCCGCTTTCTCGGCGTCGGTTAGTCCTGCGATGCCGCGTTCGGCGACGCGGGCAAACGCAGAAATCTCTTGCGCGCCTTTGATGGTAGGCATGACAGCGGATTCGACAAGACCAGTTTTCAATAGTCCTTGCGCGAGGGTTTCGGTAATGGTTTTGGTTCCGCGGAGTGCTTTGGTTGCCTCGCCTCCTGCACGAGCAGCCTCAAGTGCTTGACCTGCGTACATGGTCGGGTCGCTGTAGATATTTACGGCAGCGTCAACAAAACCTGAGAGGAAATTGTATTCGCGTGAACCTGGGACAAACACGAGGCTGGCTGCGCCACGACCTACAGTCCATGCGGAGCCGTTGATGGTGCCGCGAACTTGACGTGCACGTTCCGATTGTTTCTCTGCTACCGCACCGCTCGCAAAGTAACCTTCGCCAGCGTTGTTCGGGTCGTCGATGAGCGAGCCGAGCGTGGTCGATTTGAACCAGCCGTCGAACCCATCTGGGTCGTTCTTGGAGAACGCTTGTGCCGCGACGTTCTGCGCAAGTTCTGGTGCGAGGTTGAGTGCTGCAAATGTCCAGCGGCTTGTTGCCTTCAACTTGTCAGAGACGTTGCGTTGGAACCAGTTCTTCTTTTGGTTCGCTGGGTCCAAACGTGTACGGGCTGCGTTAGCAGAAAGGTCGGATACTTGGTCGACAACTTCTTGTGGTGCGCCTGCTTTTGCAAGAGCAAGAATCTCGCCTGGTTTCATCCAAGGGTTCTGTTGGTAAATCTGTCCGATTCGTGCAGACAGGTTGGGGTCAGCGGTTTGCTTTAGACGCTCATTGTTCTTGAGTGAATCTGCCGCCTGTTGGAGAAGTTCGTTCTCATCGGGTGCGTTCGGGAACTGTGTCGCCGACATCAGTATCCTTCACGTAACACAGAATCCAGCAAGTCAGCCAAGTCATCGTTCGGATACATCTGATAGATGGCTTTGAGTTCTTCGATGACGTTGTCAACGTTCGGTGGTGGAATCGGAATACCAGCAGCGGCGGGACCGACACCTGGACCGAACGGCGCACCAGCAGTAATCGGTTCCATCGGACGGGCAGTTGGGGCGGTTAGCGAACCAGGTGCAGCGGGGACGGCGCGACGCGCAGCCCGCTGTGCACGCTGTTCAGTCGGCGCGTTACCTGTAGGTACCGCTTGGACGCTGCGACGCTGCTGCGTTGCTTCACCATACGTTTGTCCTTTGAACTGTGGCTGAACCATTTATCCCCCGAGTTGTGCGAGTAGTTCTTCAAGCGGTGGTGCACCAGCAGGACCAGCAACAGGAGCCTCAGCCCCCATCCCAGGCATCGCCAAACCAGGCATCGTCTCAGGAGAACCCATCGGCATCGCCTCAGCCTGACGTTGACGTGCACGCTCATCAGTCTTTGCGACCGCTTCAAACAGCGGAACGTCTTGTTCCACGACGAGACGGGTGAGGTATGCGAGGTCTTCGGGCTGGTATGGTCCTTGCGGATTCGCAGCCTGCTGCTGAATCGAAGCCAACAATGCGTCCTCTACACCTTCGGCGATGATGCGGTCATGCTCAAAATCGGGGTCAGAAATCAGCGGGTCGGCTTCGCGAGCAGACTCTTTGGACATCAACCCAGTACCCAAACGTTGACCCAGACCAACAATCAGATTGTTGACGTCGGTGCCAGCAGCCGAATACGCAACATAGTGGTAGTCGGTTTGCCACACCTTGTTCGGCACATACGACTCCTGCCCTTGTGTCATACGACCGCTCATGAAGAACGTTTTGGTGGTGTCACCCCAATATGCTTTTTCGAGTGCAATCGCAATCTTGTCTTCATGCAGCAACGAGTTCGCAAAAATCTCTTGTGCTTCCTGCACACGGTAGTCAACGGTTGCTGAGAGGACTGCTTCGCCGCGGCGTCCTGTTCGGATGTTGGTTGCGGACTCGCCACCGAACTCTGCGGGTATCGCGCCTTCAAGACGTTCTTGGCGTTCCAAACGGTCGAGGGCTGTGTCGGTTTTGTAACCAGGATTTAGTTGCAACTGCTGGATGTCGCCACCTTTGACAACACCCAAAATGCCTGCCTTGCCGTCGGCAATCTGCAGAATCTCGGGGTTCTCACCAGGACGAGCAACCAAATACTCTTCAGGGAAAATGCCGCGTTCGATAGCGATTTCGGTCAACGCTTGCAAACGTGCACGCGTGTAATACATTCCGAGCACACCATCGAACTGACCACGAGGTTTGTCGAGGGTGATGCGTTGCGGCACGACAGCCAACGGCATACCTGTACGGTTCGGGATTGCTTCCAACAGGATTGCTTCTAAGCCGACACGCTCAGAGGCGTTCAACTCAGGGTTGTCTTCTGCACCCAACACAATCAACTGCAGTGAGTCGTGGCACACATATTCCAGAAGCGTGTAACGGGAGTCTGATTGGACGCGACCGAAACGCAACTTGTCCGCGACCAGCGGACCGTAGTTCTTCAGCAGGTAGTTCGCTGAGACGCGGGAGGTGAAGATGCAGTCGTCGGGGAGGACGTCGTCGTCTTCCATTGGTGCAGCGAATGTGTCGAGCGGGTTGCGGATTTCCCACTTCGGTGTCAACGTCGCAAAGTCTGGCTTCAAGAAGACGGGGCTGGATGAGTAGGCGAGAAGGTGACGGGCACGGCGACGCAGTTTCATCTGCATACGGTTCTCATCCCAGAAACCAAGCATCGCCTTTTTGCGCATACGCGCCATCTTCTTAGCGTTCTCGCTACCTTCTTTGATTGGCGGGAAGTATGGGTTCGGCATCGTTGAGGAGACGCGCATCGACATCTGGTCCAAACCTTGTACGAGTAGGTTTGCGACGTTCGTTTTGGCGTTGCGGTCCAACTCGTTCAACGGGACAATGACGTCGCCGTTGGCAAGGTCGCGGACGCGACGCATCTGCTCATGCACAGGACCAGCGTTCAGCCGACGCTGGTGATACAGTTCAACGATTTCGTCTAGGGAACGCAAGGGTTACATGCTCCCGCGACGAAGACCGCCTCCGCGCATCCAAGACTTCATGCCTTCAAGCAAGGAGCGTGTGCCGAAGTCTGCGGTACGACCAGCCAGTGCGTCTTTACCCGAAACGGTTCTTGAAAGCACTGGTGGTTTTGGACCACGGGGACTTTCTGGGCGCAAAAAAGTTTTAGAGCCTTGTGGATACGTTGGTTTTGGGCGCGCTACATTGCTGGAACTAGGCGGCGTTGGGCGACCGAGTTTGTTTCCGCCAACTGCAGGCGGAACATTACGTGCGCGTTGACCAGCAAGACTATTGCGGTCATAAGGACCAAACGTGTCGCCTGATTGTCCACTTCTTACGTACGCTTTACCATCGCGCATAAAGTATTCGTCTTTGCCGTCATCAGTTCCGCCCATGTTGTTGCGGAGTTTGCCACTTGCACGCTTCTTAGCCATAGTGTCTCTTAGGGTAGCACACTAAATCCAAGAGGGACGCCATAGTCTCGGCGGCTGCTTCACAGGACCCAACTCAGGCAAATGCAACATAGCGAACCAGCACGCCATCACCAAGTCCGTCCCATTCTTCTTGTTCGGCGTCCACGACGCCAACTCCTCAACGAACGCCAACGTCTTCCAGTTCTCCCGCATCGTCGGCATCCGAACCTGCCCCGTCCTAAACAACGTAGGCAGCAACGCCTCCACACCCAGATTCTCGTCTAGTTTGTTCCTGGAGGTTGTATGCGGGATGACGTTGACGCCGTGAAGGGCTTGCCACTTGCGAACAAAGTCGTGGGCAAGCAAGAAACGTTGGGCGGCGTTGACTTCGACTATCCAATGGCTGATGGGGTAGCCCATGTCGAACGACCTGTTTTGCCAAATCTCCATTATGCCGCCGTACTCTCGGCTGCCCGTATCAAAACCAAGTAACTCTTCCGCCGTCAACTTCGTACGTTCACAGTCAATCAAATACCGTAGGTTCGTTTTCGGTTGGTATAGCCACCATTGGATAGCCCAAAAGTTCGTCGGGCTGGGGTCCACTGACGCAATCGAAATGATTGGTGGCTCCAAGTTCGCTGGAATGTATCCTGGGCGTCGGTCGTTGTCGATGCATCCTGGGTAGAGGACGCCGTCGGGTCCCATGCCGCCTGTTGCCCAGACGCGTTCAATCAGATAGTTGCCTTGCGCCATGTCTTCTTGCTGGTAGATGACTTGGAACTTGGCGGGGGTCGAGTGTTTGAGGTAGGACAAATCTTTCCAACTCAACCTGTATGGGTCCAATAGTGGACCGTTCGGGTATGGGGGTGCGGTTGTTTTGCGTGATTCGCGACCTGTGTCGAGTTCTTCGTAATACGCTTTGTAGATGAAGTGGGTGTACTTTGACCGCTTCTCGGGTTCCACTTCTTCGCTGATGTCGGTGACGTCTTCGCCGTCGTAGGCGTCTGGGTCTTCTTCGTAGGTCACTTTTGAGAGGCAGTGTGCGTAAAGGTCACCAGGTCCCAACCTCTGTCCGATGACGGCGAGCAAGCCGCCTGGGTCTACGCGTGCTTCGGCGACGGTGTCCCAACGTTCGAGGAGTTTGTCGCGTGCGACGGACTCTTTGGCGTTCTCTGGGGTAGCAACGTCGTCGAAGAGACACAGGTCGGCGCGATGTCCGATGAACTCCGAGTCAATACCATACGAACTAACGGTCGGCTCCTTGTTATCCAACCCCGACAAGTCCTCTTGCTCAACAATGAACTCTTCGGCACGCCACAATGCGCCAGAAGATGACGGTTTGAAACGTCCGTAGTCGATGGAGAGGCATCCTTCGGCGTTGAGTGCCAACCCTTTCTCAATCAAAATAGGGTCAGGACTAAGCGGAAACGGTCGTTCCAGCGTTTCGCGGATGCGACGGCTGTACATCTTTGCAAGAGTTTGTGTAGCAGAGCCGATAAGTACACGAATCTTGCGATTCCGCACAATCATCCACACCGCAAAATCGTGAAACAACGTCGACTTACCTGCACCAGGAGGACAGTTGATGCAAATAAACTCTTTCTCAGGGGAATCCAACATTTTCACAATCTTGTATGCGGCATCAACCTGCCACGGACTAGGAACTCGTCCCAAATAGCGTCTGCGGAAGTAGTCGAAATCATCCCACCCCTGTTTTGCCTCAGGACTCAACCTGTCATACGGGATAACGGGAGGCAAATCTGCGACATCCATCGCATGTTTCCACTGGTCCGCCTGAACACCACCCTGCTTCTTACGAACCTGACCCATCTCAACGGTAGCCAATTGGATTTCGGCAGCCGCTTTACGTTTCTTCGCTTCCCATTTCGCGGCAGTGTTGATGTGTACGCCTGCGATTGCTGAAGCATCTTTGATGCTCATGCCTGCGGCACGGCTCTGCCAGTAGCGGGCTACGTCTTGTGGCGGGATTTGCCGCCTCCCCGAACGACCAGCAGGCATTACTTCTTGTTTCTGCCGCCTCCGCGGGCTTTCTTCACAACCTTCTTGACAGTCTGAATATTTTCCTTCACAACACGAACACCCTCGGTAGCAGCAACCGCACCACCGATAGCCCCAGCAGTGCCAGCAACAACCGAAGCACGCGCACCAGTACGAACCTGCCCCGCGCGAATATTAGCCGCACGTGTCTGCAAACCCTTCTGCACGGCAGCAGCCTTTTGAGCAGAAACCGCAGGCTTGCTAATAAACACATCCTTGCCTTGAAACACGCCCTTAGGAGTGTAAACATCGCCACTAACTCTGGTCGTTCGAGCACCCTTGGCAACGTAAGTCCCAACTTCGTCCGAAGCATCAGCAGCCCAAGAACCAATAGTCCTTGCAGTGTTGCGAATAGGGGTAGCCAAACGGGTTGCAGCAGAAGTCAACAACGACTTCAAATTACCGCCAGCCATCGTCTCCATCTTCACCTTCCCAGACTTGATGGCATCAACATACGCCTGCTTAGAACCGTACCCGCCCCAATCATCATTCTTCTTACGTGGTGCCATGATGCAAACAGAGTAGCAGGTTGCAAACCGACACACCGTATGCTAACCTCAACACGTCACGTCGAGAGACGCACAACAAACCAAAGAATACGGACCCTAAACGGTTACATTCCTCCCCACAAACAACTGTGGGGGCAGCATGGTTAGACCGCACGGACAGATGGCTCGAAAGAGGGACCGATGATTGTCGCCTTCTTTTGGTATAGAGACAGACGGGTTCAGGCGTAAAACAGAACTTGGGGGGGCTAAAAACTATTCGCCCCTAGCCACCAGCCACTCGCCTCTGCAAGGGTAGTGCTAACGCACAAACACACAAACCACCACCCCCTTAAGAGCGCACTTCAAGGACAAACATCGAACCTTGAACACCCCCCCCTCCCTCCCCCACCTCCCCCGTGCAGGATACGAACCACAAAAATGAACACACAGCAAAACCCTTATACATATACAGGGAGGGGACACCCGCGGCACACCCCCCGTGCGACCCCCC